TAGTGTGCAACAAGTCTTGGTTCCTGTTGCGAGTAATCAAATGTTCCCCACTTACAACCTTCTTCAGGTATAAATAAACTTCTAAGTAAAGGCCCTGTTTCCGGATCCCTGGCAGGTATCTGCTGTAGGTTTGGATTCGAATAACTAAATCGTCCTGTAACTGTACCACCATCATCAGATCTTATTTGGTTTATATCTGCATGGATTCTACCATTGTGTTCGTGTTTTAAAATAGTATCTATAAATGTAGTTCTAACCTTGTTTATTTTTCTTGCTTCTGCTATCATGTTAACTACAGGATTAGCATGATTAGAAATAAAATTTTTAGTAAATGAAGGAGAGTTTGTCTTTTCAGTTCGGGTATAAGGTAGCTTCAGTTTGTCAAAAACTTTCGCAATACCTGCTGCAGCCCATATCTGAGTATCTACTCCTGTTTCTATTTTTACTTGTTGCAATAAGTTTTCTTCTTTTACTGCCAGTGCTGTTTTCAATTGATTGGCTTTCTCGATATCTACCCGAACACCTAGGTGGCGCATATCAACTAAACAAGGAAAGAGATCAGTCTCAAGATTAAATATATCCTGTAGGTTATCTTCTATAATTACTTTTTTTAATTTGTGCCAAAGTCTTAAAGTTAGTTCAGCATCTTTTTCAGCATAACCCCCAACTTCCATTGCAGGCATTCTCCACATATCTGCTTTTGGATCGAGTCCTCTTTCTTTTGCAGCTTGATTTAATCTTGCTTCACTCTTACCTTCACCAAGGTGATGCCAAGACAAAGTATTCAATGTATATGAAAATCTATTTTCATCAATTAATGATGATGCAATCATGGTATCTATAATTAAACCATTGATTTTTATACCTAAATTACGTATCCAACATACGTCATACATAGCGTTATGAAATATTTTTGTAGCAGGTGACTCACAAATATCTTTGAACCATTCGATAGTTTTTTTTCTATCCATATTAGGTCCTTGTTCATGTGCAATAGGAAAATAATTTTTATAACCATCTACTGCTACAGCAAAACCTACAATCTCACCGTTACCTGATATAGCTCCAGAGCCTGTTGATTTTAAATCTGGATCACGTGTTTCTAAGTCAATTGCAATTTCATCAGCTGATCTTAGATCAGGATATTCTTTTGGTATAACCCATTCTGTATGTGGTACTATCATATTAATCTACTCCAAAAATAAATAGTCATTAATGTATAAAAAAATAAATCATGCACTGCAAATTGATTCACTTCTTTTTGACCATGTCTTTCATCTTCTTTATTTCTAATTCACAATAATGAATTACCTTTTCTAAGTCTTGTATACCATTTTTATTTTTATAACGGCACACATACTTTATAACGTTTCCTTGAAAAAAAGAAAGTTCATTCTTAGAAATAAATTCATAAGGTTGAATGTGAAACGATTTATAGTGACTCCCCCCTATCTGCTTGTCTTGAGGAAATGCATCTTTAAATATATCTTTATTTGTCATATTATTGGATAAGCCTTTCTGGTTTTATTTGCTAGTTTAAATGTATAGAGATTATTTCTTGCACGTGTATATGCAACATACCAAACTCTATGTTCTTCATCTGCTTTATCATTGCTTTGATTCATTGCTTTGATTATCTTGTCACCAAGATCTGTACAGAGAATTACGTTATCTTGTTCACCACCTTTAATAGCGTGAATAGTAGAAATCCAAATTCTTGCTTCTTTGTCTAAGTCTTCTTTGTTTTCAAAAAGACGTACTAAATATTCTTTTTGTTCTTGTTCATCTTTGTCTGCTAATACAAATGCATCAAACCAGTTTTCATTCTTGTTCCATACAACATTTCCAGTGTATTCTTTAATGTCTTTTATCTGTTCTTCTATTAGCTCTTCTCCTTTACGCCAACGTTCATAGTTTTTTACAGCCTTATATAAAGATACTTTAATACTTTTTCTTTTAGTGCTTTCAAAAAACAAACCTTTTTCAATAAGTATTTTTTCTATTTTTAATAGTTTTGATACAGTCCTTGCAAGAATTAACCATTTACCTTTTGTTAAATCTATTTCATCTAAATTATATATCTCTTCACAAAGACCTTCGTGATCTCTTGGATAATATTTTTTATTTTTCTTAATTCCAGATATATTTCCAATCGCTATCCTAGATTGTTGCTGTACAGTTTTAGATATTCTTTTTGAATATATTAAAACTTTTTCTTTTGCAGGTTCTTTTATAAATCTACTAACATCTGCTCCAGCCCATGCAAATATAGCTTGATCATCATCTCCTGCAAGATACATATCTTTAGTTTTAGTTTTTAAAATATCAAATAGTTTCCATTGCAATGGTGAAAGATCTTGAGCTTCATCTATAAAGATAACATCAAACTCTGGAATCTTATCTGGTTCTTTTGTTAATTGATCTATCATATCGTTAAACTCAAATATTTTTTTCTTGTTTTTGTAGTTAATTAAATTTTTATTGATGTGATCTAGTGTTATCCAGTTAACGTCTTTTGGATCATGTTCTTCTAAATTAAATTCATCTTTGAGATTAATACATTTATTAAATGCTCTTTGTATAATTTGAAAGTATGGGTTTTCAAAACCTAAATAAAAAGATTCATCTTTATTATATCTATCGTAAAATTTTACTTGTAAATTTAATTCTCTACCAAGTTCTTCGTAATGATATGGTTGCATTACATCTTCTTGAACCATGTTTAAACATTCAAATGCTAGTGAATGAAGTGTCTTAAAATATCTTAACTTTTTATTTTCAAAAGGCATTCTACCTTTTGCTTCGTCTGCAGCTTTCTTAGTAAACGCAAAATAACCTATACGATGTAAAGGTATATTATATTTTCTAACATATGCTCTTGCTCTAGTAATTAATCTATGTGTCTTACCTGTTCCAGGTGGACCATAATATTTATACAACATTGTCTTCACTCTCTATGTCAATAGTTTCTTCTACTTCCTCTGGTTTTTCAAAAAGATAAAGAGGAATCCTAGCTGCTCTTATAGGTTTAAAAGGTTTATCATTATCGTCCTTACCTGGATATCTCTTCTGATGACCAAATAATACTCTTCTTTCTTCATCTTTATCTTCATGATTATATAATTGTCTTTCAATCATGTAAGATGTTTTTTGTGGTTCGTATTTCCATTCTTCGTTTTTTAACTTGTCATAGAATTTATCAAACACAAACCATGCAAACTTATTATCAACTAAAGGTCGACCACTTGCAAAAGACATGAAGCTTGTTGCCTGAGCCCCGTATATGTGCTTCTCTAATAATTTCTTCAACACTTCTAAAGGACTTGTGCCTGCTGCAGGTTCTATTATTTCTATTTTATCTTTACCGCTTATTGATTTTAAAATTAAATCAAACTGCTCTTGTTTTATTGGTGGTGCTACAATCAAAGCTTGCTCAAATAAAACTGTTTTAAATTCATGAACTTGAGTTAATTTATATGTATTTTTTAAATGTAGCTGCATATTTTCTCTTTCATCAGGATGCTCTACTGTAACTCTCCATTCTGGATTTGGTTGTAAATTTATTTTTTGTAAGTTACTTAACGTAGGATAATTTTCTTTTTCACCAGATAAAACACCATATTTTCTTTTAGTACATAAAGCTTTCATGCAGTGTGGTTCTAATAATGGATCACTACATGTAAAACCTTTTTTCTGTTTTTCCCAACTTTTTATTTTTGATTTTATATGATCGTCTGTCCAATGTTCATCAAATGAAAAATACTTTCTACCTGCTTGTACAATCATTTTTTTCCAAGTATCATCTCCCGGATATTTTTTCTTAGCAAATACCATGTAGTTATATAGAAATCTATCTCTACCATCTGTAAATGTCATCTGTTCTTTAGTTAATTTTTGTAGACATGGTGGACCATCTTCAAACTCTTCACCACCACCTTTTAATTCTGCATAAATTAAATCTTCTTTTATTTTTTTAAATTGACTTGGATCAACTAAATTTAAACCAACTGTTTGCACAAACTTTTCAAATGACATTGTTGTTCCATCAACATCTAATGCTTTTCTATCATCACCGTTGTATGGTAAATTTATAAAATTACCATTTGATATGGTGCCGTCACTTGATATGAGTTGCGTTTGCTTTGGAAATATTTCTGTTGCCGCAGATAATTTAAAAACAAATAATAAATCTTCTAAAAAATTTCTTATTTCTTTTGCCTTGACCCACCTAGTGGTGAATACATATAAATGTAATCCACCACTTTTGGATAGAATAGGTATAATTGGCAGGTCTTTATCCTGGATGACATCAAGATAAAATTTTTTATCAATAGGGTATTTATCTACATCTATTGCACCAAACCTTGCCATACCATCGTCAGTGCAAGGTTGTATTCCTATTGATCTAATTCCTTTTATATGATCTTCGTAGTCTTGATCAGTAACGGGACTCTTAGCCCATTCATGTTTCCATTTCTTTTTGCCTGTTACTTCGTCGATGTATCCATCATCAACTTTACAGACACCATAACTTCTTTGTAAACCCGTAAAATATTCTATGTATTCTTTCATTTGTCATCCTGTTTATTTTGTTGAGGCGACTCCAGTCTCCCTTTGTCGCCTCTGTAGCTACTATTGTTCCGTCAAACAATTAGATAATTTCTTCTTGTTTAGTTTCACTGCCTTTATCATAGTCAGGTTTTGTAGCACCTGATGATACTTGCTTATGAAACTCTTGACCCATCATATAAATTGCAGCGTCTTTTTCATTAGAGACATCTAACATTCTAACCATTGATGGTTTGTAAACATGCCAAGTTTTATCTCCTGCACTTTTTTCTGCAGTCTGTAATTTAAACATTGCAGAATATGCTGCCGGTTGAAAAGAACCTTTATCATCTGTCATTCTAAGATTAGAAATAAGATCATTTAGTTTTCTCGCCGGTGTAAGATTAGATGATCTCATTGTGATCACCGCTTTTCTTGGCGCACCATCTACCATTACAATTATGAAAAAGTACATAGTTTTTTCAATATAGTTACCGTTTTGTAATCTATATTTAATACCACGCATTTCTTCTTTTGCATTAGCAGGTGGAGTTAAGTGTGTTCCAACAGGTGCTGATGGACTATCTCCCATCTCTTGCCACTCTGGCCATCTAGTCTGTGTATGTGCTACAATGACTTCGATACCTTTGTTGCCATCAATAGGTTGTCCAAAACTATTGGAATATATCATACCAGGTTCAGCTCCTTCTACATGCTTTGCACTTCTAGAGTTACACTCTGGTGATAGTTGATGTAAGATTTTCAGAATCGGTGTTGATACGTCATCTGATTTGATTTCCTCTGCACCTTTACCAGAATCGGCTCTAAGGTTTACAGCGGCTAGTGCACCTGCACTATTCTTTTTTACGACTTGTTTGTCCATACTATTTACTCCTTTATTAGTTTAGTATTTTAGTTGTTTATTTTTTATTAGTTACACTAGTTCTTTTACCTTCTAGTGTATTAAACAGATCA